CACTCAGAAGTGCACACGGTTGAAGAAGGGCACAAGGTTATCAAGAATCTTGGCAAGGTTATGCGCTTTCTTCCAACGACGACGGGCGACTCGGTTTACAAACAAAATGTTGACGGACGACTCAACAGCCTTTTGGCAGGAGGATTTGCACGAGAATGTAATTACTTCACGGAAAAAGAAAACTGGGAAGATTACCAAGTAGATTATAATTTCTTTGGCTTTGAGTGTAAAAAAGTCATCAATGAAATTGAACCACAACAATTAACTTTATTTTAACACATGAACACAGAACATAAAATATTATCGGACATCGTCGTATGGTCAAAGTATGCCAAATATGACAAAAGCAAACAGAGAAGAGAAACTTGGAAAGAACTCGTAGACAGAAACAAGCAGATGCATTTGGACAAGTTTCCTGAGCACTCGGAAGTTATTGAAAAAGCATACAAGTATGTGTACGATAAAAAGATTCTTCCATCAATGCGCTCACTTCAGTTTGGAGGCAAGGCTATTGAAGTAAACAACACAAGATTATTTAACTGCTCGTATCTTCCGATAGATGACTATAGAGCATTTAATGAAACAATGTTCTTACTATTAAGCGGAACAGGTGTTGGTTACAGTGTTCAAAAGCACGACACAAACAAACTACCTGAGATTAAGAAAGCAGAAAAGACCCGTAGATATTTAATCGGTGATTCGATTGAAGGTTGGGCAGATGCAGTAAAAGTATTAGTAAAGGCTTACTTTGGACAAAGTAGTTGGAAGCCTGCATTTGATTATCGTGCTATCAGAGCAAAAGGAGAACCCATCAAAATAGGTGGAGGTATCGCTCCTGGTCCTGAACCATTGAAGTTGTGTTTGACTCACATCGAAGCAATCTTTGACCGTAAGCAAAACGGAGAGAAGTTAACCTCAGTGGATTGTCACGACATTCAGTGTCACATCGCTGATGCAGTGTTGAGTGGTGGTATTCGTAGGTCTGCTATGATTTCCCTATTTGATTACGATGATGAGGATATGTTAACCTGTAAGTTTGGCGATTGGTGGGAGTTAAATCCTCAGCGTGGACGTGCTAACAACAGTGCAGTCATTGAAAGAAATGGAGTAGTTGATAAGGAGTCATTCTTAAATCTTTGGAAGAAGGTTGAGTTGAGTAACAGTGGTGAGCCTGGTTTTTATTTCAGTAACGATATTGAAATGGGAACTAATCCTTGCTGTGAGATAGCACTTCAACCATTTCAGTTCTGTAACTTGGTGGAAGTCAATGCTTCTGACATTGTAGACCAATCTGATCTAAACGATAGAGTATACTGGGCAAGTGTGATTGGAACATTGCAAGCATCCTATACTGATTTTCATTACTTGCGTGCTGTTTGGCAAAAGACTACTGAGAAAGAAGCATTGCTTGGAATTGGTATGACGGGTATTGCTAGTGGAGCCGTTATGAAATTAGATTTAGGTGTGGCTGCAGAATTTGCTAAGTTTGCGAATGTGTGGTTTGCTGATGAACTTGGAATCAATCCTGCTGCTCGTATCACTTGTGTTAAACCATCGGGAACATCTTCATTGGTATTGGGAACTTCTAGTGGTGTACACGCTTGGCATGATGAGTATTACATTCGTAGGATTCGTGTAGGTAAGAACGAGGCAATCTATACTTACCTTTCACTATATCATCCAGAGTTGCTTGAGGACAATGTAATGAAGCCTCAGACAGAATCTATTATCTCTATTCCTGTGGCTGCACCTAAGGGGGCAATTACAAGAGGGTCTGAGACCGCCATCTTATTTTTGGAAAGGGTAAAGTACTTGCATGAAAATTGGATTAACCCTGGGCACATCACAGGAAATAATTCACACAACGTAAGTGCAACAGTAACCATCAAGCAAAATGAGTGGGCAGAGGTAGGTGAGTGGTTGTGGAACAATCAAAACTTCTACAACGGATTGTCTTTCTTACCCGAAGACTTAGGCTCATACCAACAGACTCCGTTTGAGACAATTACTGAGGAACAATACTTAGAGTTGAGCAAGGGATTGTCTGAACTAAATGTCGCAAATATTGTAGAAATTAGCGACAACACAACTCTTGCAGACCAAGCTGCGTGTGCTGGTCCGAACGGATGTGAGATTTCATAACACAATTCGGTAACTCTCCGAATAACCCCACATTATTTGACAGTAGTGTGGGTTTTTTATGCATTGGTACGTTAACCTATAAGTTCATAATTTATGGTTCATAGTTAACTTGTAAGTATAAACCTTATCTTTGTGCTATGAAACATATATTATTTATCGTAACGTGCATTGCACTAATTTCCTGCGGATCTCCAAAGAAGAGATATGACAATTTGATACGCAAATATCCGTATTTATCCGAGACTGATACGGTAATTGTAAGAGACACAATCATCAAAGAAATTAAAGTGCCTGTGCCTGAGTATAGGGATTCTTTTATCATCAAATACGATACTATAATTGAGACAAAGAAGTTAATTATCTATAAGAAAGGAGACTTCTTTGGTGTTACGGTTAAACCCGATACCATAACTTACAGAGATACAATACCTTACGAGGTTAAAGTTGCTGGACGTGTTGCATACATTGACAAAGTCAATTGGTGGTACTTGGTTATTTCGTTTTTAATGGGTATCATTGTATCGTTATTTATAAAGAAATGAAGACAACAAAACAAGATATAGTATTGAGCTATATAAAACAATTTCCCGAAATGCCGAATCGTATGTTAGCAGGTATGATTTTTACTAGGGAAGAAGGACTATTTCCTGACGTAGATACAGCCAGAAGTCGAATTAGATATTACAAGGGGGCATCAGGAGAAAAGTCAAAACAACAGGCTATTAGTGCTGGGCACATTGTTGAAGCAACTCACGGAACTGTAAAAGAAGGATTGGCAAAATTAAATATCATTTCTCGTGCAGAGGATATGGTTCCTGTAACATTAGGGGCTGGAAAATACTTAATTCTTTCTGACATTCACTTACCGTTCCACGATCAAGATGCACTTGCTGCTGCTATTCAATATGGAGTAGATAACAATGTTGATTGTGTTATTTTGAATGGAGATATTTTAGATTGTTATGATGTATCTCGTTTCTCCAAGGAAGTTCGCAGACCCAAGATTTCAGAAGAATTAGAAATGGGTCGTACTTTCCTAAAATATATGAGAGAGTTATTCCCAACACAACCAATTTATTACAAGATTGGAAACCACGAGGAGCGTATGCGTGCCTATATTTTAAGAAATGCTCGTGAGTTGGCTGACCTTAACGACATTAGTTTAGAGTCATTGTTGAAATTTCAAGATTATGGTATCATTTCTGTCAACCGCGAGATGATTAAGTTAGGCAAACTTACCGTATTGCATGGTCACGAACTCGGAGAATCAGTATTCTCACCCGTAAACCCGGCACGTGGATTCTTCTTGAAGGCAAAGGCATCAACATTGTTCGGTCACAACCACCAAGTTTCGCATCACTCTGAAAGTAATCTACACGGTGAGCAAGTTGGGGTTTGGTCTACGGGTTCATTATGTAATTTAAGTCCAGACTATCGTCCCTACGCTTATACAAAGTGGGCAAATGGATTTGCTTGTGTTGTAGTCAATGAGGATTTATCTTTCCACGTTGACAACTTTAAAATCATTGGTGGTAAAATACTATAATATGAAAGACAACGTTAATCCATCACATTATAGACAGGGGGGCGTTGAATGTATTGACGCTCTGGAGGCAGCCACAGTTAATAAAAAAGGATTGGATGCAATCTGTACTGCAAACATAATTAAGTACCTTTGGAGATGTGAAGACAAGGGTGGACTTGAGGATTTGAAAAAAGCTCAGTGGTATTTGAGTAAGATGATTAACCACAACAGTCCAAAGGAAGAGTTTGTTCATCCAAGTGCGGCTAAGTCTGTAGACGAACAAAAGGTTACTTCCTTTACTCAGCATGAATCATGGTCTGAATTATGAAACTCCACGTTTATTGGACATACACAAGACCCACAGATAGATTAGTTGCTACTGATGTGTTGGAGTATGCTCGTAAGAAACCAAAATTAGATACTGAAACTTACCACGCTGGTGGATTAGGACACACTGAAGACTTGTTTACTCACTTCTTAGATAGAGAAGGTAAGATTCATGTTCTGAGGCCTAAGACCGAAATCCACTCAGAAATACGTTTAGCAATACACGGAGGTATAAATAGTGATTACAGATATGTAAGTAACCCCTCAGTAGCACAACTCCAAATGCTAGCCAATATATTTAAGTTACTTCATTCCCTCAATTGGGAAATACTTGAAGGAGATATGTTAGAATTTGATTTAGAATTTTGGAAAATAGCAATTAACTTATGGCGAATATAAATAACGAAGTAAAAGAACTTGAGAAACTATTTGGTTGGTGGGAATTCTACGAACAAACTCAAAACGAAGAAGCTAAGAACAAAGCTCAAAAGCAAATAGAAACTCAAAAGAAAAAGATTAAAACCATAAAGGATGGAAAAACTCCAAAAGTTCCTAAAGGAAAATAAGATATCTGAGGCTGATGCTATTGAAAGAATTAGATTGCAGGACACTGATCCCGCTAAAGATTTCTATTCTACGCTGGTGTCTGCCTCAAAACAATTGATGGATGCTGTAAAAGACAAGACCCTAAATCTTGACGACGAATACCAAAAGGGTATCTTTCAACTATTACAGGCTGGTGATAAAATCAATAAGTCATTGAAATTGGCTAAGTTAGAAGCATATCCCGAAGAAGACGTTATCGATGATAGTGTTTCATTCTTGGATAGAACCATCGGAAAGAAAAGATGACAAAGGCAGCAAGATTTGAATACGATATATGGGCTTCCAAATACAGCCTTGATCCAAACGCAACTAAGAAGGAGAAAGACATTTGGTGGGGTAACGAAAGAGAGTATTGGATTGACGGCAGAGATGGACTAACAGGTATTCATTATTTTGCATTAACTCAGTGTTTCATTAAGGATGCTCGTGGATTCAAAAAGCGTCCTATTTGGAGAGATGTAGATGAATTAATCTACGAGGCGTACGAAGAAGCGAGAAGAACCAACCACGATTTGTTTGTGAGTAAACGTCGTGAGATTGGTCTTTCGTTGATATTCGGTGGGGTTGCTCCTATGTGGATTGCAATGACAAACCCAGGCTCAACTTCATTGATTACTAGTGCGGATAAAACTCGTCTTGAAAACTTATACAAGGAAAAGACCCGTGTAATTTACGATAGTTTAGACCCTTACATCAAGCCTAGCATTATATCAACTCGTCAGGTTGGATATTTACACATGGGGGTAAAAGACCAAAAGACTGGAGAGATTAGTGGATTGGATTCTCAAATTGTGACTCGTGAGACAGTAGATACTCCAACTGCATTAGAGGCGTATCGTGCGATGCATTGCTTCCTTGACGAGGCTTTCTTGCACCCTAAAGCAGACCAAGTGTACAAGTCAGCACAAGCAAGTGTTAAATCAGGATTCGTTAAGGTTGCACCAATTGTAATTGGAGGAAGTGCAGGTGAATCTACTTCCATTGGGCAGAAACTTGCAAACAACCTTTGGAAGAACGCTGACAACTTAAATCTATTGACTGTATTTCTTCCTGGAAATATGGGTATTATGGAAGCCCCTGAGATTGATGCTGACGGTAAGGAGACAGGAAAGATTCTTAACTTCTGTCCTAATGGCTATTCTGATATCGAAGGAGCGACCGAGTGGATTAATAAAACTCGTGAAAAGTTTGATAGGATTGATGATAAATCGTTCTTGAACTCATTCATTAAGCAGTATCCATTGGATATTAATGAAGTGTTTTCTTCTACTGCTCATGGTGCTATGCCTATTGATGTTATCCATAAGTTGAATCAGCAGGAAAGGATCATTTTATCTGAGCCCCCTCCGATTGAAAAATGTATAATTTATAAGGATATAGATGGAAAATTACAAGTCAAGCCCGACAAACAAGGCAGGTTTACGTTACTGGAAAGGTTTAACCCTAACCACAAGTACATTGCTGGAATGGACCCGATTCCTTTTATCTCTTCCAAACTGGGAGATGGTTCTGATAACTGTATAGCAATCAAGAACTTAGACACAAATATGTATGTTGGGTTCTACAAAGAACGAGCAGCCGATCCAGATTTAATCATGTCTAACAACATCAACCTACAGGATTATTTTGGAGGTGCGAAGGTTATGATTGAGATTAACCGAGGTGGTGTTATTTTAGATACATACAGAACAAACAATCGGCAAGATTTACTGGCTCCCTCTCCAAGAAACTTAGGCAAAACATTCCTAAGCAAAGACAGACCTTATGGTTGGTATAAGAATGACCACACGGCAGAAAGAGCAAACGCTTATCTGATTGATTATCTTAGGAAGAACTTTGAGTCTGTTTTCCTAATCGAAATGATTGAAGAAGCCAAAGTTTATATTACTGAAAATACGGATTTACTGGATGCTGTTGTGGGTTGTGAAATCTATCATAAGGATATGATGGAAAAACTCAAGAAGAAAGTTGATGCTGCGCCTCAGAAGAAAACTATCCCAATGATTATCTATCAAGACGGGAAAGCAGTAAAGGTTTGGAGAGAAGTTAAATTCTAAAGTGAATTTTAATTACTTTTTGGTAGACTTACCATTGCTACCTTGACGGGCACGATTGGTACTTTTCTTTTCTAATACCATCTTTCCGTCCTTCTTATGCGAAAGGTCAACACCCTTAGTCGCTCTCTTACCATAAATACCCTTTTTGCGGGCTTCTGCGTTAAGTTCTTGGCGATATGCTACTTTGTCCTTCTGATACTCCTTATCGTAGCTGTAATCACGTCCTGTGGCTTTATTCGAAGATGGTCTTTTATTCTTAGCTACGATTTTGTTTTTCATTTCTATGTTCAATTATTTCTCCAATGACATAAGAGATTCCTATTGTAAAGGTAACAAATAATAACCCAAACAAGAATCCCTCAAACATCATTTTCTAAATTTTGCTGTTTTCTTTGCTATAGCTTTGGGCTGTGCTACAAATTGCTTGCCTGCTTTTAATCCTGCTGACTTGGCTCTATTTGTTGCACTCTTTTCTCCAGCACTCAAAGACTTCCAAGCCTTGTCTGGTAAGTATCTTTTCTTACCTTCTGACTTAGTTCCATCTGAGGTTCTCCACTTTTGATCTCCCCACTTGCTTAATTTGTTTGAAGAACTTTTAGCACCAGAGTATCCACCACCTTTTGATTTGTAAATCTTAGTGGCTAACTGCATAGCCCTTGCGCTGTGCTTACCGCCCATTTTTGCCTTTGCCTGTGATTTGGCTGAGGCCCATAAAGAAGGGTTTGTTTTTACTGCTGTGCTCATCCTTGCCCAATATTTTTCTTACGATAATTTTTACTAGACTTCAAGGAGCTGTTCTTTTTCTTAGAAACAACTCCAGGCCTCTTAATGGATGCTTTTGGCTTCCACTTTCCTACTTCTTTGTTGACCTTGGTAGCCATTTACTCTTTAATCTTCTTGATGTAATAAATAGCACCTAGGACACCAGATAAAATACCAATTGTAGCAGCGATCAAAGAAAATACAGGTAGCCAAGCAGTAGCAAAAGAAATAATTGTTGAACTCCCAGAGATGAAGGTCAGTGTATTGGCAGTTGAATCGTTCTGCTGCATCATTACTTCTTTTTCATTTTGACCATTTTGGTCATAGACTTAGTAACTTTTTTAGTCTCTTTTGGAGTCATCATTTCTGCCTTGATGGCAACTTTTTTAGGGCTAGGCTTAGACATCGTCTTTGCAGTAGCTTTTTTTCCGTACATCATAGTTATAGTTTTATTTTTTCTTTAATTTGTTTTGAACAGTATTAGACAGCTCTTTCAAATGAAATAACTTTACACTTGTTTTGCCATGTGTCTTTCCAGAAAGTAATGTACCATCTGTCATTTTATGATATGCACCTTTGTGTAGTGTGCCATCTTTCTTATAATGATTTACTCCTTTCATTTCTTCGGTTTGTTTTTTGATACTTTTACCTTACCCATTGGTTTGGTTTTTGTATTATTTTGCTCTAGCTTCTTAGCTACAAAGTTACAATTGAACATATTAGCACTTCCATCTTCTACGGGCCTGTCTCAAACGTGAGTTTGGATCTGAGGCCGCCTTTGGAAAATCTGCCATTTGACCGGCACTACGAGCACAATATGATTTGCGTCTCTTAGCATCTTTACTGCCTGCCTTAACCTTACCAGTTACGGCTGTCTTTAACTTTGAACCTGGATTTGCTTTACGATAGGCAGCAACACCTTTAGCCGTCATACCTGCTCCACTCTTTGTGGGTAAGTAATTGGCGTTCTTGCCTTTGGTTGTTTTCGCTATGGTTTTATCCTTCGGCATTTTTCTTAGCAAATTTCTCAGCCGCTGTTGAACCGATACAAACAATTACCACATACTCAACCGCTTGAATAAGATCCGTACTAGGTAGAATACTTTTTGGGTAAATATTATTGTAAACCATAGTACTGAAAAGCACAAATGCCCCAACAATAGCAATAAATCTCTTATGGCTGTACTCATTCTTATCACCTTTGAATATTTCCTGAATGAATTTCATAGTACTAAGTTAGTTAATTAAATTTAAGATTGCAATGGTGGGGATGGTGGTAAAACAATTTCATCATACGGCACACATTTGGTCAAGTCAACCAAACTATTCACTTCAGGATTCACCGTGAACCAATACACCCCAAAATTATCAATGATAGGATTGCAATAATCTAATGCACCAGCGTTTGGAAAATCTAATAACTCACACGCTTGTGTGTCTAAAATATCAAACTCTGACTTGTTTGTGCAAGGATAAAAGCACGGGTATAATTGTGATTCTTCCATTAGAATGCGTTGTTATTAATTGAACGGATGTAATTGTACATTGCTGTATTTTTACTAGAATCTATGGTTGAATATATAAGCGTATTTGCACAAGAATTACCAGATTGAGCAGTATTTCCATCAGCAAACAATGTAACCTTTGTGGTTGATGCGGAACCTAAACTTCCGCTAACATTATTAGCATTATTAACTTTAACACTAGACGAACCACCATTAAAGTTTATAGTATATAAATCTAGTTTGTTTAATGTTTCGCCCACAAAAGCCAAACCTGGATTGTTATTATATGCTTCTAGAGTGCCACCTACTCCATAAATAATATGGTCGTTGGCATTAATTGACCCCCCAATATGCCTAGAAGCAGGATAGCTTGTAAATACTTTTAATGCTGCATAGGTGGAAATGGAGTTAAATGAAGTTAATGTAGCACTTTGCATAAAATCATCTACCCCATCACCTTGAGTTGTAGTCCTATCTACCAATACACCTTTATAACCCGTTGGCGCAGTTCCCGTGTTAATTGTCCAAACTTCTCCCGTTGTACTTGTCCATTGTGTTTGACTTGTACTTGCGTTGTATTGGTTGGGATTGAATACTGACAATGGACTTCCTCCAATTGTTTCAGATATTTGTGCATAATAACAAATTGCATTTGTATCGTTAGAAGAATTGCCACCCGATAATATATTAAATTGGGTTGCTACCGTTGTCATTGCTGCGTAAACACCAGTAATTGTAGTTCCTATTTGAGTAAAAGTTACTAAACTTTGGTCGGTGATATTATATTCGTCAGATTTGTAAAATTTAACCAAACTATTTATTCCTGATTTTTCAAGTGTAACTTTTAACCAACCATTATATCTTGTTGTAGTTGTACTTGCCGTAGCTGTTTGTGCTATACCCGCTCCATAAAGCAATACAAATTTACTTCCGTCATAAATACAATAAAATTGTCTGCTTGTACTTGAATTATCAACAGTTGCTAAAGCGTAACCGTTAAAAGTAGCACCTACAGTGAAATCAATTTTTATTATCAATTCAAGAGTATCGGTTTGAGTAAGTGACTTTGTAGCAGAGCAAGAACAATTCGATGCGTTTACATTGTAATAATAATTCGCACCACTATGAGCCAACAACAACGGCTGACTTGCTGCGGTTGTTTGGACTACATCGCCACTTGAACCAGCACAACTATATAATTTTTGAGCCGCTTGCCCTAAAGTTGTACCCGAACCAGCACCAAGTTTATAACCTAAGTAGTGAGCATCTAAGCCCACGTTGATTGCAGTTGTAATATCGGAAGTTGCATATATGGTTTTTACGGCATTGAAAAATCCATTCACGCCATTTAGACCTGCTGGAACAACTCCACCGTCCGCAATCACTCTATTATAGTGTGCTTGTGCTTGTGCATCTACACCGCCCATTACACGATTGCCAATATTTAATCCGAACCCGATCATTTCAGATAAGCTACAATACTACCGCTAGTTAATGTGATTGAGGAGAAGTGAGACCCCTTGGCTGCGGTAATTAGCATACCTTGTTTAAGAGTTACAGATGTGAGACCCAATGCTGAGGTGATATCTGTTCCTGCTGGGTTTAAAACCTGAGCAACAACAGCGTCTGCATTAACTACAAAACCTTGAAAAGCACCTGTATTGGCTGATGTATTTGAAATGACTTGACAACCAGTAAGGCCGCTCTGAAAGTCGATTGTACGTGAGAATACTTCTTGCATATATCAAAGATACAAAATAAAAACAAAAAAGGCAACCATTTAGGCTGCCTCTTGTGATGTGGGAAATAATAAAATTAATTCAATACTTCCATAGTAGGTGTTGGCTCCTCAGCAGGGATGAACTCGAAAGTATCCAAGTTGATTTGACCTTTGCCATAAGATGATTCGATGGTCTTGAAGAACTCGTTTTGATCAGCACCAAGCGTAGCTTTTGCTTCTAAAACTTTTCCTTTCAATTCTTCCAAATCAGCGATTTGAAAAGTGATACGACCCAAATCACCAATGATGGCGTTTGTTTTTTGTTGGAAACCTTTAACGGCTTCTACTTCTTGTTCAGTTAAGTTGATTGACATATTTTTCTAATTAGTACTGCGAATATAGTACAAATTTTTATATATGCAAAAAATTAATTAACAATCTACAACTTTACTTGCGCCATATAAAGAAACTAATTTTTCTTTAAGTTTGCCGTAAGCGTAAGCGAAGATGTCTACACTTTGTAGTGGAGATAAGTCAACGACCATGCTCTTACGCATCTCGGTCACTTCCTTCTCTACTGGTACCATTTCCTTAACGGTCTCAGAGATTTCTTCTCCTGCTTCGTTAGTGTAAGTTTTTACAACCTCTACCTGTTCTTGAACCGTTTGAGTGTAGGTGTAAGCCTCTTCTACTTCTTTCATCAAGGAAACGCTTAGGTACTCTCCGATTTCAAAGTTTTGAGCCTGAGACCCGTTCATCATTCCATTTTCTTTTGCAGCCGCTTCGTCCATATACAATTGGATGCGGAAGTTTGCGTTTCCAGACTTGCTGATCTGGTAATCTGCGATACGAACGTATGCTTCGTTTGAAATCCCACGATTCGTTCCGATAGATTTAGTTATCTTTAATGCCATACTACAAATATACTACAAATAATATATTATACAACATTGGTGATTATACCATTAACGATAGTAAATGTCTTAGGAGGATTAGGAGTGGGCTGTAAGATTGTAACAGTTCCATTGTAACCAGCCGCACCATTCACCTTATATCCAGTCGCATTCACAGCACCGTTTACGTCTAGAGTCTCCGTTGGGGTTGTGGTATTTATACCTACGTTGCCTGTCTTGGTTATTCGCATACGCTCAGTAAGCGAACCCCCATTAGGGTGAGTGGAAAAAGAAAGATTAGACCCAGTATTCGTACCAACGATCCCCGCCCCCAAATCTGTCAATTCGTCTTGAACACTGGCTACAAAAGAATTTTGATAACCTGTAGAGTTTTGTCCTAGGAATACAACATATCTCACTCCACCATTACTGCCCGGACTCTTTACGTGAAGTATTTCAGATGGACTAGTAGTACCAATCCCTACGTTTCCTGCAAAATAGTTTTTATCACTACTGCCTGATTGATATATGCCATACTTGTTAGTTATTGTTGCACTTCCTATATTAGTGGCTTCTATAAAAAGATTATAAGAATTGGTTATTGTGCCTGTATTGAAATTGTTACCTGCATAAATACCATATATGTTTGCTCCCGTATAAGTCCAAGTTGGATTCAGAACCATTCCAAATACAGTAGAAGTATTTCCTGTTACTTCAAATAACCTATCAGATGGAATTGAACTACCATTTATAGTTACAGGGCTTGTAAATCTTCCCCCTGCAGCTGTTACACTACTAGAGAATGTAGCTGCGCCTCCGCTTAATGTTAACATTGGTGATGCAGAGGCATTATAGACTATAAAATTATTGGCACCTGTTGTTCCTAATAATGAACCAATAGTTCCGTTATATTGCAGTTGTACTAAGGCAGTATTATCTGTTCTGTTTAAATCCAATACACATCCTGTTCCTACAAAAGTTCCTTTAGTTGCTGTTACACTACTTGAGAATGTAGCTGCTCCATTTCCGTCTTCTTTTAACCAAGCAATATTAGACCCATTTAAAAACTGCAAATACCCACTTGCGTGTTTTATTTGTAAAGTTGAATTTACAGCATCTGTAAAATATCCACTAACCCCCCCTGATGGTGTAATTGCTTTTAATTGATTGTTTGAAAACACTATCCCATTTACATCTAACTTATAACCAGGACTAGTAGTACCAATACCAATGTTGCCGTTAACTAATATTGACATCATAGCACCGCCATTTTGTCCTATGTTAAAGGTATTGGTTGTTGTAGCTAACATACCTACATTCCACCAATCTGTACCTGCGTCATCTGTGTTTAACTTTAATCCAGAGTATGCTGATCCCCAAGCACCTACTCTGTTTAGAGTAATAACAGCTCCAGCATTTCCTGATCCGCTGCTACGTACTTCTAGTTTTGACTGAGGTGCTGTAGTGCCTATGCCCACTAATCCACCAGAGGTAATACGCATTTTTTCAGCAGCCGGTCCACCAGCTAATCCAGCCCCAACAGAAAAAGCTAAGACATTACCAGTAGTAGCACCGCTACCATCTCCGATCATTGCAAATGTTCCTTGTCCACCGAGAGCAATACCGGCAGAACCCCCACTGTAGACATCTCTTCCTATAGCTACTCTTGCATTTGGTTCTGTAGAATAGTAAGCGTATATAGTTGTAGCGTCTACTGTAAAACGGCTGTTAGCAATAGAGCCAGCATACAAAGTAGAGTTTGTTAAGATGTTACCGTTAACGTCTAACATTGCACCTGGACTAGATGTACCTATACCAACGCTACCAGCAGCTGTAATACGCATTCTTTCAGCACTAGCAGTTTGATCATAGAATGAAAATGAATCATCTGCACCCCCTTGTATTCCAACTCCTGTCCACCAAGTTCTTGAAGAACCCGTAGTTGACCTAATGTATTTTATATATGAACTTTGACTAGATGCAGTTGTTGTAGATTGAAGTGTAATTGATTGGTCACCTGTTCCGTTAATATGTAAACTTGATGCTGGACTAGAAGTACCTATACCTACGTTACCTGCTGAGGTAATACGCATTCTTTCGGTGGTATTCACAGTAGGAGATGCGGTTGAGAAAGTCATGTGATGCGCATCATCACTTGAATCTTGCAAAAATTTAATTGCTGCCCACTTGTTTGGAAGTACGGTACTACCACCGCTTAACTGTGTGAAGTTATTGCCTAAGTTGGTTGAATATAATAATGTTAGTTCAGTATTAATGGGTTTTTGTACATTTAAAGTACTTAGTGGTGTAGTAGTTCCAATACCTACATTTCCTCCATTTGGCTGTAAAGCAATTGGGCTAGTATTGTTGGTCATTTTTAATATACCAACATCTGATGAATTAGTTGCTTGAAAATAAGATGTTCCGTTATACCAATACGTTGAAGTACTGATAACGTACATATCGTTTCTAAAAGCAGAGGATCCATTTACATCTAATTTGTATCCAGAATCTGTTGTAGTTCCTATTGTTACATTACCTCCACTTGCATTTAAAAATAAAACAGACCCAACACCACCTGCTATTGATTGTATGCTACCTTGATAACCGCCACCCGTGAATATGTAACCTATTTTTAAACTGTATGCTGTATTATTTGATACTTCGCCTATTGATATTTGATTATTAGCACCTGTAGAACTTGTTGGATTAGCAGATGGTATTATTACCAATTTGCTAGTATAATCAGTAGTAGTCCCTATCAATACATTACCCCCAGAAGTAATACGCATCCTTTCACTAATTCCAGCTCCTCCTCCACTACCAAATACCAAATGTCCTGCGATCCAGTTAGCGTCTACTCCTTGTGCAGAAACAATTCCCCACACACCTGCGTATGCAGCATTAAAGGAACCATTTGAAGAGATAGAACTGAAGCTGACAATTGGAGAATAGGCACCTATTGAGTAAGTATTATTTGTTAAATCTATACCTCCACCAATAGCAGTATTTGCGCTATTTGCAGAGGTAACTGTAATTCCATTTGCATTAAATGTACTTCCTGTGCCATCAATATATGGAAGTCTTGATCCACTATATGAGCCTAAGTTAAGTCTTGTTATAGGACTGGTATCTCCGATACCTACGTTGCCTGCTGCTGTAACCAGCATTCTTGTTGTATTATTAGTTACAACAGCTAGATCATTATTACTTTCAGTCCCTACCGCTCCTTGTGTTCCTCCTACTGTTTGTGATTGAATTTTAGTTATTATAGTTCCATCTATCGCTCTAACATTTACGTTTGTACCAGTGAATTTACCTGTTCCTGCAACATCTAGCTTTTCACTAGGACTAGTTGTACCAATACCGACATTGCCTGAGTTCATATAGACTTGTCCGTTCCCTCTAAGCACTAAAGACTCCAATGCTGTTGATTGGGCTTGTTCTTTTACAACAAAAGATATTCTTCCATATCCAGGATAATCGGCCCTAATTTGCAAAGCACTAAAATCAGCTGCAGGACTAGACGCATAACCGTATAAATTAAAAAATTGAGAAACTCCATATCCCCCAGTATTGGTGTTTTGTACTAAAATCCCCCAATCGTTTGTTACTTGGTTTGAAGAAACACTTAACTTGTGTAAGGGACTAGTGGTTCCTATACCTACGTTACCGTTGTTTATATAGCTATTCCCTTCAGGATTAAATGATATTGTTTTTGTATTAACATTATATCCTGATAATTCAACCGAACTATTACCACCACCTGTATTGTTAAATTCCCAACCCGCTGTCCCATTACTAGATACTTTTAGGAGATTCCCACTTACCGTAGCGTTATATGCTCTTAATGTAGTTCCAAAAACAGTACCCACAACTTCTAACTTCTGGGAAGGAGATGTAGTTCCAATTCCAACATTTCCTGTAGTAGTAAAAGTTACATTTGTAGATGCGGTAATTTGACCAAAGTATAAATTATCACTATGTGCAATAAACTCACCAGTTGGGTGTGTAAATCCATATCCAGTTGGACCATAGCCAACTTCAAGTTTAGTAGACGCTGCATTTTGTAAAAAAATACGAGTGTTACTATTTGCGCTATTAATTGCTAATTCTGCTCCAGGGTTAGTTGTACCAATACCCACAAAACCATCATTGATGGTCATAAAGTCTGTTTCAGTTCCGTTTATATTCTTTCCAAAATATGCTATAACTTGGTTAGCAGTATTGGCAGCCACGTCCATATAAAAATGTCTAAAGTCTAGAGGAGATGATATTAAGGTTCTATACCTAACATTTGCTACATCCTCGCCCATAACTTGTATAGCTCCACCCCTTACTCTTAATCTGTCAGATAGTGCGTATGATTCAGTTAAGACGCTACCAATACCTACGTTTCCTGTAGTGGCAATAATTAATTGATTAACTGTATTATTAGTTCCAAATCCAAGTGGTAAATTTCCTGTAGTATAAATATATGCAGATGCGTCATTTGATTGTGACCTTAATGATATACCAGTAGTTGCGTTAGTGATGACAAAATCATTTGCATTTTGTACGCCATAAATTTGTAACTTATAAGCAGGATTAGTAATACCAATACCTACATTACCTGCGTGAGTAATACGCATTCTTTCTATTGGAGCAGTAAGATATGTTCCTCCTCTAGCTTTTGTTGAAAATACTAATATACCTCCTACATCTGTTGGAGTTACAAGGTCTGTATTGCCTTCTATTTTTGCAAGAATATTGTCAAATGCTCTTCCTCCAAGATTACCATAATCATTGTATGAAAATTCTAAGTGATTATTTCCTCCGTATGCTCCTGCTGCCCCTACTCCAAATCTTACATAATTGTTTCCTAGTGCTGCCCCTCCTGCTGTATAAGAGTCTAATTTTCTTTGTGGTTCTGTAGTATTGATCCCTACATTGCCTGTGCCATTGGGTGATAATATTATGTCTGTATTAGTTCTACTTGCTAAAACTGTATTACCCGTATTGCCCGCTGTAAGAATAGGTGTACCCAAGCAAGTAAGTTGCATGGTTGATACATCATTATAGTTAAGAATCAAATTAGAGTAATACGCAGGATTTGAACTATTTGAAACACGAATACCAACCCCCCCAGCGCCTTGTACATCTAATTTATCAGATGGACTTGTAGTTCCAATTCCAACATTTCCTGCAGAAGTAAATAATACTCTAGTAGTTCCGTTATCTTGAAAATATATTCCGTTTTGTGTACTGTTAATTACAGCTGCTCCACCACCTCCTGATGCAATATCTAATCGAGCAGTACCTACCGATTCTATTTTAATACCTGCTTGATCAGCTGCTAAAACGTGTAATTTAGTAGAAGGACTTGTAGTTCCAATACCTACGTTACCAGAACTTATATAACTTGTCGTTGGGTTAAATCTTGCAAAAGTAGTACCTGTAGTTGCGTAGTTTCCATTGTAGGTATTACTATATTTGAACTCATATGATGGAGATGCGTTTTGATGACCAAAAGCAAAAGTGTTATTTGCAATTGCAATGGCTGCCGTTACTATATAATCTTCAAATGATATCTGAGAAACAGTACTACTAGCAATATGCAGGGTTGAAGAAGTAACATAAAATCCAGATGCTTGACCACCTAAGTTTGTTTTCCCAACTACACTAAGCGCAGATACTGGGGTTGTTGTTCCTATACCAACGTTACCGCCAGAGGTGATTGATAATTTTTGTTGTGTACTTGGATCATTAGTTGTTCCAATATTAAAAGTACCTGTATCATCATTTGTAACATGCCAAGAACCATCCCCGTTTTGTAAAAGCAATGTAGCCCAGTTCGCTGAACCGCTTGTAACTGCTCTAATATAAACATTACTGCTTCCATTACTAACGTTTAACTTGTAACCATCATCTGTAGTAGTCCCAATAAGAACGTTTCCTGCAGCTGTAATAGTTAAGTCTTCTCTAATAGTAGGTGTTCCACCAGCAACCAAAGTACTATCAGTTCTGTGCCCAAGTCTAAGCAATGTTGCATTGCCTGCAACAAGCATACCTTCATAGCCACCATACTTCATAAATCCTACACGGCCATTATTTCCATAACCACTATCAACAGTAACTCCACTTCCTTCTCCATTAATACCCATGTTACCATTAAAGTAACTTGTACCATTTACGTGTAACAAGTAACTTGGACTAGCCGTTCCAATCCCTACCGTTCCCAATACATAGGCATTCTGTTCCACGCCAAGGTTAGCCTTGGCGAGTATGTCAGTTATAAATTTTCTCATCGAGTGGTATTATGCGATTTTTATTACAAGTACTCTTAGTGTGTTAATTGGTTGTGGTAAAGCGAATCCTAGTGTTACTACGTTTATAGATGTGCGAATCATGTCGCACTCGATGTTATCTCCAGTGGCTATCTCATAAACCTGTACCATGACATCGTATGTACCCAAAGAGTGGGTAACTACCATGCTAGTACCTACACCTGCAGGCCCTGTTGTAGCATATCTGAGACCCGCCAGTCCAGATGGAGTGACTACGACCGTGCTACTGCTCAAGGCATTTGCCTCAGCTGTAGTAGCCAACTCGACAACTCCGACTACACTTGTAGTAGCATTAACTCCTGCGATTCCGATAGAGGTTGTGCCTGAGCCCGAAACAGCAACTCCATTAGAGCCTGTAACTGTAACACCTGCAATAACATCAGTAGCTAAATCAGCAGCAGTCAAGTATTTAATTACTCCAGAGTCACCTACCAAGTATTTGTTACCTGTGTAACCAGAGGTAGCGTCAGCAATAGAACCTACGTGTAAAGGTTCAGTTACGGTAGACCAGTATCCAAGACCCTCTTTCCATAAGAAAGATACGTTGGCACTAGTACCTCTTTCGATTTCAAGACCTGCATCTTGGGAAGGAGTACCTACTTCGTCTCTGTTTAAGAGGATAATGGAATCGCCAATCTCGACAGTATTGGAATTGACATAAGTTATACTTCCGTTAACTGTTAAGTTACCCCCGATGGTAACTGTAGTTCCATCATCTGTAATAGTAGTATTGGAGAATCCTGTTCCGTTCCACTTAGTTACATAGTTGGTAGTTAATGAACCTGCTCCTGTGATAGCAATGTCATTAGCGTTAACTGTGATACCTGTTCCAGCACCTACATCAAAAGTACGAGAAGCAGTAATGTCTCCTCCACCTGTCAAACCTGCACCTGCTGTAAGAGTTACAGAAGCGTGGTCTGTGTTAAGGGTAGAACTGGTGTTCAACTGAACACTGTCTGCATTTACAGTAATACCTGTACCTGCTCCAATGTTAAGGGTAACTGAGGCCCCAAGAGCAACAGAACCTCCATCAGTAAGACCTGCTCCAGCTACTACAGAAACAGAAGAGTTAACCAACATTGCGTTAGTTACACCACTTCCTTTAATAAATAATTGGTTCGATCCGTTTACACCGATAGAGGAGTTGTCGAAAAGTGTGTTTACGGTAATATCACGAGTACCACTTACAGAGATACCTGAGCCTGCCACTATAGAGCGTAAGTCACCACCAACATCAATCCAAGACGTTCCGTCCCAGAAATAAATTGATTTGTCACCAGCACTACTATCAAAATAGATTTGACCTTCAACGGGAGAAGAAGGTGGAGTCGCAAGATTATGCACTCTCGCATTTTGCAACTCGTTTTGGTTAAGGTCTATGGAGACCAGGAATTTTCTTGCCATGATTTTTTTAGTTTATATATGCCTTGCCTGAGAATGACCCAGAAAAAGTAATTGTTAAATTGTATGTATTTATGTAAAGTACCTCGCCCTCTACCTTATTATTTGCGCTGTCAACTACTGTAACAGACGGGAATTTGAGTAGGGGGTGACTTACAGACCACGTGGAAGAGGGTGATGCCTGTACATGAATATAAGTATCTGAGCCCGGTGTTAAATAAATGGGAGTTTGATTTTCCCACTGGGCAGTAGTAGAATTGTAAATTAATATTTGATCATCAAGAGGAGTACTTATAGTAACGTCACTGAGTTCGTTTAGATCACTATAGAAAGGGTATATTTGATTTAGCCTACGAAAAGCATTTTCAATCTCTTTGTAGTCGGCTGGTTTTGCACCACGCAAGGAGATTTCTTTAAACTTTATCGCAAGTTTCGTAAGTTCTATCTTAATGCTCTCTTGAGAAGTTGTCATTAAGACAAAGATACTAAATTTTGCTCAAGATAGCAATTTCTGAGACCCAAGGACTAGACGATATCCTTGCTTTGTAATCTGAAAATTTACTATAAACTTTTTAACATCTCAATCATTTTCGGATGAGGGTATATGTCAATTTTATCTTTGCGGCAAGAGTTATGAGTGTAGACACCTTTTTCACCTTTCAAACATCTAGAGGTAATACCCCAAATGTCTTCATTATAGGTAAGGGGAATATTATATTTCTCTTTCCACAACAAGAGCAATTCCTTTACTGCTTGGATCTGAGCGTCTGTGTAATCGTGAAAGAACTTAAATCCTTTGTATGGTTTATCTAAAGTGCAAACTTGATCGGCTGGAACTACCTTATTTACGTAGTTATAAAACTTACCATCCTTTTGTGTAAGTTGCCCCCAATTGCAGATTTCAATTCCAATACTTGTCC